TAAAAGAAGGGCCTGAATTTAAAATGTGTTTTATGAATACACCAGAGCCGCCTCCTCCTCCTCCTCCTCCCCCACAAGCTCCTCCTGTGTTAGAGCAAGAAGCTCCAAAGTTGAGCGATGGCAGTGAAGATGGGACTACTTTAGATCGACGTTCTCGTGGTCTTAAATCTTACAAGATTAAAGCGAGAAACCAGATGACCAAAGATACCAATAAGTTAGGTGGTATGGTTCAAAACAATAATACTAATAAATAATATTTAAGAGGTGTATCGTGCAAAAAGACAAAGATGTCTGCGCTAAGAAGTACGAAAACCTATCCTCACATAGAACGACATATTTAGAACGAGCAAGAGAAGCTGCTAAATTAACTATCCCTTCTCTTGTGCCAGAGGAAGGTCATACCTCTTCAAGCAAACTGTACACACCCTATCAAGGTGTCGGGGCGCGTGGTGTGAACAACCTCGCTTCTAAACTTCTGTTGTCTCTTCTACCACCTAACGCGCCATTTTTCGCTATGCGATTGGATGATTTCACAATCCAAGAGTTAGCTCAAACAGAAGGTGCAAGGGCTAAGGTAGACGAAGCTCTCAATAAGTATGAGCGGGCCGTAATGACAGAGATTGAAAACTCTGGTATGCGTTCTCCTATATTTGAGGCTCTCAAACAGTTGATTGTCGCAGGTAACGTCCTTCTATATTTACCGCCTGAGGGTGGGGCGCGGGTTTTTCCGTTGAGCCGATATGTTGTGAAGCGTGACCCGATGGGTGAGGTAATTGAGGTTATCGTTAAGGAAACAATGTCACGGGCAACTTTGCCTGAAGACATACAAGCTATGTTGGTTGCAAAAGAGGGAGACCTCCCAAGCGAAGACAATAACAAAAAATCTGACGAAATTAACCTGTACACTAAGATGTACCGTGAAGGTAATAAATACATTCTGTATCAAGAGTTAGATGGTATAATCGTCCCTAACTCCTACGGTAAGTACCCACTAGACAAAGCACCTATGCTTGCTCTGCGCTGGACACGGATCGATGGTGAAGATTACGGACGCTCTTATGTTGAAGAGTATATTGGTGATCTGATTTCTCTTGAGGGTCTATCTAAAGCTATTCTAGAGGCTTCTGCTGTATCAGCTAAGGTTGTGTTTCTGGTTGCTCCTAATGGGACCACAAGGGCCAGAGATATATCTAAAGCAGAGAACGGTGGTATTGTCTCAGGTAATGCTGCTGAAGTGTCTACACTACAGGTGCAGAAACAAGCTGATATGTCTATCGCTTCTCAGACAGCCTCTACTATTACAGAACGACTAGCCTTTGCCTTTCTCATGAACTCCGCGATCCAACGTGCGGGTGAGCGAGTTACGGCAGAAGAAGTTCGTTACATGGCAGGGGAACTTGAGGACGCTCTGGGTGGCGTCTATTCAATCTTGAGCCAAGAATTTCAGTTACCATTGGTCAACCGCATCATTGCGAGGATGACAAAGAAAAAGAGACTACCATCACTTCCAAAAGGGGTGGCAAATCCAACTATTGTTACAGGTCTAGAGGCTCTTGGACGTGGGCATGATATGAATAAATATCAAATGTTCCTACAAGCTCTAGCTCCACTCGGACCTGAGGCTGTTGCGCAGTTTATGAACGTGAATGATTATATTACACGGGTCGGGACCGCATTGGGAATAGACATGGATGGTCTCATAAAATCACAAGAACAATTACAACAAGAACGACAACAACAACAGCAACAAATGCAGCAAGCACAGATGATGGAGATGGCTAAGGCCGCGACAGGTCCTGTTGCTAGAGAAGTTGCGGGTGCTGCCCGTGAGAGTGTCGCAGAAAATGGTGAATAAGAATGGTCGAACAAGTAGTTATTGATACGTCCGAAGAAACAGCTGGTCCTAGTTTGGAAGAACAAGCGGCTGAGATGGACGCTGGTGTACAAGAACAGAACGATACAGACCGCCCAGAGTGGCTACCTGAGAAATTCGGTTCGCCAGAAGATATGGCTAAAGCATACTCAGAACTAGAGGCCCGTATGGGTTCTCAGGAAACTGAAGATGTAAGTGATCAAGAAGAGAGCGAAGTCCGTGAAGAACTCGATCAAGCGGGAGTGGATTACGATGCACTTTCCCAAGAGTTCTGGGCAAACGGTGATCTATCACCTGATAGTTATGATATGCTGGATCAAGCAGGTATCCCTCGTGAGATAGTTGACAGCTATATAACCAGCCAACTCAGTGTGATGGAGAGCCAACGCTCGAATATCATGAATGAGGTAGGCGGTGAAGAAGGCTATCAAGCGTTAACCTCTTGGGCTGCTGATAACTTAGATGACTCTGAAATCGACTACTTTAACCGTATGATGGACAGCAACGATTTTAACGCTATCCGTATGTCTGTTAGATCAATAGCGGCTCGTCGTGAGGCGAGTGAGGGTATTGAGCCTAGCCGTAACCTATCTGGCAGTTTGTCAGGTGGTACTGGCGGGTCCTATGACAGTGTGCAGCAATTGATGTCGGATATGCAAAGCCCATCTTACGAAAATGACCCAGCGTTCCGCGCACAAGTTGAGGCTAAGTTGGGACGTTCTAACATCCTGTAGGAAGCCAATGTCATTATACGAAAACATCCACAAAAAACGCCAAAGGATCAAGAATGGTTCTGGCGAGAAGATGCGAAAAGCGGGGGACAGAGGTGCTCCGTCTTCTAACAACTTTAAACAAGCTGCTAAGACAGCAAAGCCTAACATGAAAATTAGGAAGAACACATGAGCAAATCAGGACGGGTCTACTCAGACTACGATAAAGAGTATCAGGCTCGTCCTGAGCAAGTTAAGAAGCGTGTGTCCCGTAATAAGGCGCGGCGTATGATGATCTCTAAACACGGAAAGTCCAAACTATCTGGTAAGGACATTGATCACTCAAACGGCAACGCGACTGACAACTCTTCAAACAACTTAAAAATCATGTCTAGCTCTCAAAACAGAGCTAAAAAGTAGGGAGCCTTCGGGCTTCCTCGACCACGCCGCTATTAAGTGGGTGGCGAAAAAAGGAACATCCAACGGCCACGGGTTTTCCTATTTTTTCATCTAACTCAACCAAAGCAAACGAATACGTTGAGGCCCCTTACGAGGGATAACCTTATCGGAAAGAGCGCACACGGACACGTTAGAGAACAACCTAACAATCTAAACTCTTTTCCAAGGTGAAATAAAATGTCTAATGCTAATCCATCCCGCGTGGGTCAGGCTGGCTTAACAGGTGCAACTGACGCCCTGTTTCTGAAAGTCTTCTCAGGTGAGGTAATGTCTACTTTCAATTCACAAACTGTGATGAAAGAAAAGACCCGTATCCGTTCAATTAACAACGGTAAATCTGCTCAATTCCCAGCAATCGGTAAGACCGTAGCTGAGTACCACACACCCGGTGCAGAAATCCTAGGTAACAACGTCGAGCATGATGAGAAAGTCATCACAATCGATGATCTGTTGATTTCTAATACCTTCATCTCAAATATTGATGAAGCCAAAAATCACTATGATGTTCGTGCAGAATACTCCAAACAAATGGGTCAAGCTCTTGCACAAACATATGACCGCAACTTGCTGTCTATGGCTATTAAAGCTGCCCGTGACCCATCTGGTCTCGGTGCTGGTGTAGCTGGTCAAGGTTCTGCTGCGTCTGAATCTATTGGTGCAACGCCGACAACAGCGCAGATTGTTGCTGCTGTCTATGATGCTGCTGCTACTCTTGACACACGCAACGTGCCAGAAGCAGATCGTTTTGTGATCGTATCACCAGCTGTGTACTACGCTCTCGTACAAGACGATAAACTGATCAACCGTGATTTCGGTGCTAACGGTTCTTACTCTGACGGTTCTGTATTGAACGTGGCAGGTATGACAATTGTTAAATCAAACAACATGGCTGTCGATCACACTACCGCTTCTGCATATCCAGATTTTAGCTCAAAGTACGCTGTCGCTGCTACAGATACTAAAGCTCTGGTTATCCAGCGACAAGCTCTCGGTACTGTCCAATTAATGGATATGGCTACTGAGATGGAATATGACATCCGCCGTCAAGGTACACTTGCTGTATCTAAGATGGCTGTTGGTCACGGTGTGTTGCGCCCAGAGTGCATCATCGAACTCCGCGCTGCCTAAAATATCGGGCCTCTCTAGTTAACCTAGAGGGGTCCTTTTTTACATTTACAGGGATAACTCATGGCAACTCTATTGACCCCAACGACAGAGCTAGAAGCTGTCAACGTATGCCTTGCAAACATTGGTGAGTCGCCAGTGAGCACTATAACAGGCAACATTACAGTTGATGCGGCTCTAGCGCGAGACCTACTTCGACAGGTGACGCGCGACATTCA